TAAAAAGTCCTAGTTACGTTCATAGGCGGTAGTTCCGCCCCAAATGCCAAACTCCTCTTTCGCTGTCATGGCGTAGTCGAGGCATATCTCCTGTAACGGACAGTTATTGCAGATAGCCTTGGCTACCCTGATGGCGTTTTGGCGTTCCCACGAATGGTTGCCGTACTCCTCTGGGAAGAACACGTCTGGAATCTGCTGGCAGATAGGTTGTTCCTTCTCAGCCGCAGATAACAATTTGATTAACTTCTTGTCTCGCTCTGTCATAATGTCCTTCCTTCTGTGTAGTCTATGGAATGACTTGGAAGGAGTCAAATGAAAAACAAATACCTGCAAAACACCGAGACCGCTGAATTTGTTGGTGACCCTGAATCGGGTACAGACGAATGGCACGCGCTTAGGAAAGGCGCTATAGGTGGCAGCGAAGTAGGAACAATCGCTGGCCTAAATCCTTGGGAAAGCGCCTACACACTCTGGCACAAGAAGCTAGGGCTGATTGAAGACAAGATAGATGCCAACTGGTCAATTCGGTTCGGCAGAGCCTTCGAGCGACCAATCCTAGAGATGTTCGCAGAAGACCACCCTGAGCTAGAGGTCATGGAGACTGGTACGTTCAGGCACAAAGAGAAGCACTGGCAGAGCGCTAACCCTGACGCAGTGGCTTACAACACGACAACTGGCAAGCATGAGATTATCGAAATCAAGACCGCTAGAGCTGGCTGGGACGAAGTGCCGCAGTCTTACATCGCACAAGTGCAGTGGTATATGCACGTCATGGGCTTTGACACAGCGCGTATCGTGGCTGTTGCTGGGTGGAGTTGGTACGAGCAGGTCATTGAGTACGACCAGTTCTTCGCAGAGGCACTAGAGGCTTCTGCTCACAGGTTCTACGTTGCGATGCGAGATTCGGTCAAGCCTGACTGGGACGGCAGCACAAGTACCTACGAAACAGTTCGCAGAACTAACCCGATGTTGTCAGACGAATCGGTGGAAATCCCTGAGTCGCTTGCAATCGAGCTGAAAGAGGCGAATAATAGTAGTAAAGAAGCAACACAGAAACTGAACAAAGCAAAGAGCATGGTGCATGACGCAATCGGTTCGGCTAAGTACGCGACAGTAAACAACAAGGTCGTAGCACTCAAGCAGACTCGTAACGGCAGCGCCCCTTACCTAGTAATCAAAGGATAGATAATGAGATTTAACTTAGACGACTACGAAACAGTCGAATCACGCATCAAGCGCTTTATGGAAGCGAACGAAGACGGCAGACTGGTCACAGAACTAATCACTGACCCGCTGCTACAGGAGAAGCCGCGCATTTGGGTGGTCAAGTCCTACGCCTACCTAACAGCCGGAGACCAAGCAGCAGGATTACCAAAGGCAACTGGCTACGCTTTCGAGATTGACGGCACAGGTGGTGCAAACGCCACAGCTGCGCTAGAGAATGCAGAAACGTCATCTTTGGGTAGATGTTTGGCTAACCTTTCTATGTCAGGCAACAAGCGGGCATCGCGCGAAGAGATGGAGAAGGTAGTTCGGTCAGAGTCAAATGCGAATAGAGATTGGTTGGCTGAAGCTAGTAAGCTGACTGATGTAGACGCACTTCGCCTACTGTGGGCAGAGGCTAAAGCAGCCAAGGCCACACAGAAGACTCTAGACAAGATAAAGGAGCTTGCAAATGGACGTTCTGATAGCAAGCCTGAAGGAAGTAAGTGAAGCTTATGCTTGGGAGAGAGTCTACGGAACTGATGAGCGTGCAGAGATGTTCAATCAAGCACGCCAAGAGCGATTGGCGGCAATAGTTGTTGCCTCAAGAGATAATAAGCGAGCTAAGAAGGCTGACCGAGGAGATTCGGAAGGGTAGCAATGCTCTTTACGAGGCTGAGGTCAAGCTCTCGCATCACGAAAACGCACTTGATTTAGTCGAACAAAAAGCTTTTATTGGAGCTGAAGGTACAGTCGCTGATAGAACAGCACTCGCAAAACTAGAAAGCGCTCAGAGCCGTTTAGAGCGGGATTTAGCACGTGCTGAAGTGAATCGTATCAAAGTGAAGGTAAAGGGCCTAGAAAGCGCTCTGATGGCTACTCAGACCATGTCTAGGCTGCTTGAGATGGAATCGAAGCTGTAATGCCTACCGAAAAGGTAAAAAAAGGCATCTGGGAACGAGATAACGGATTGTGTTGGCATTGTGGGTCTGACGAGGGACTCACAATCCACCACCGTATCAACCGAGGCATGGGTGGCAATAAGAGCAAGTCGCTCGATGCACCGTCAAATCTAGTTCTGATGTGCGTTCAGCACAATGGGCTGATGGAGTCTGACTTCATGGTAGCCAGAGAAGCGCGTGACAAGGGCTGGAAGGTCTCAAGACACGCTAACGCCCTAGATACACCGATAGTTGACTCTATAGGTCGCTGGTGGTATCTTGGCGACAAGTTCGAGAAATGGGAAATAAATGAGCATTGAAGTAATGGTAAATGTGTTATACAACAGCAAAGCGCCTGCTAGGGCGAAGCTGATTCTACTGGGTATTGCAAACCACCAAGGTGAGAATGGCGCATATCCGTCAATCGCAACTCTTGCGAAGTATGCAAACTGCTCTGACAGAACTGTCAAGCGTGACTTGAAGGTTCTTCAGGATATGGGTGAATTGCTTGTGGAAAACCAAGCCGCGCCTGTGGATAACCAGTACCGTCCGAACCTCTATTGGGTCACTTTGTCAGGGGTGACAGATTCGGCAGGGGTGTCTGGTCAGGTAAGCAGGGGTGTCCAGTCAGGTAAATCAGGGGTGACAGTAAGTGGCACGCTAAACATAAATAAAACCCTTAAGAACAAGAGAGAAGGGGAGAGGCTTCCAGAAGACTTTGAACCAACTCAAAAATCATGGGACATCATGGCTGAACATTTTCCACAGGTAGACCTAAAACTTGAGACTCACTCTTTCAAGGATTATTGGTTTTCAGCAACCGGAACAAACGCAACGAAGAAAGACTGGGACGCAGCGTGGCGTAACTGGATTAGAAATTCTTACAAGCGTGCAAAGCCAAAGCGCAATTACAGCGAGAGCGATGAAGCTCGACGTGAGCGTGAGATTCGAGAGTTGCTAGCTAATGACGAATGAGATTATTCGGTCAGAGGGCTACGCACCTGACTTCGACATTGACGTAAAGCGCGGTGAGGTCGGTGAAGAGCTAACGGCTTCTATCCTCTCTGAGATTGACACAGTTGAGGTCAAGACGGACTACAGGGCCAGCGAGACTGGCAACGTCTACATCGAGGTCTACACCTACCGAGCGCGTGACAAGTCAGACCTGAAGCTCTCTGGCATCAGCAGCTCTAAGGCGAAGTGGTGGAGCTTTGCAAGCCCCGAAGGTAACGGCTTGGTAATAATTCGCACTGAGGACTTGCGCGAACTAGTGCGAGAGAACTATATTCGGTACAAGGTGCTACAACCGATTGCTACTGAGAAGACAGCAGCCAGCATCGGAGTGGCTTTGCCAATGAAGCTAATCATGGAAAGGATTGGTCTTGAATCTCAAGGAAACTGAAATACTGCTACGCGAGATGTTTGCAGTTGACGGCAGGAAGCTCGAAGCTGAGAAGATTGCGGCTTGGAAGGCATCACTGGCTGGAATGCAGCTCGATGTTGCACAGGCAGCGCTCAGGGCAGCAAGGGCCGATTCTTTCATCAACTACGTTGAGCCAAGACACCTCTGGGCAAAAGCCAAAGCAGCAGCACAAGAGCTTGACCGACTAGAGCAGCAGGCAGCGATGAAGGAAGAAGAAGCAAAGAAAACCTACGCGCCTTGCCCTACTTGCATTCATGGAACAACCCTGCTAGCGTGTAACGAATGTTGCAGAACGCTAATGAATCTTCACAACAGCCATCAGAACGAATATGGCGACTGTGGCGAGTCGTGCAACCAGTTTGCAAAAGAGAACCTGCTAGCCTAGCTATGTGGACAAAGTTCTTATTTGCCCTCGCTGCGGTTACGAATGGACAGTGGCGAAAAACAAGCGACGCAAAGGTCGGCCTCTTTGCCTATCCTGCCGCGCTCGAAGAACTTCAGCAGTTGGGAAAGAAGACAAGTGCCTTCCTTGGCATGGACTCTTCGGTGACGATTGGGTCACGCCAGTTGACGAAGATGGTGAAGTCGTACTACCCGGAATTCGGTTATGCGGCAACGCCGATTGTGTAAACCTGCAACACATAGAAAAGAGATGAAATGATAAAGATAGAGACAACGGCTTGGCTAAACGAGGTCAAGCAGCTAAACGGCTTTTCGGTTCTAAAGTGCGCTCACAAGACCCGCAAGCAGAATGAGTCAGGCGAGTGGGAGACCACCTCAACTGAGTACATTGACGTTCTTGTGGACGACAAGCGCAAGAGTGAGTTCGCAGAAGTGTTCAGCACCGAAGCGCCTTACCGCGTACAGCTAACCGGAAGTGCGAAGCCAAACGGTTTCCTAAAGAAGGACGGCGAAGTCGGAGTAACGCTGAATGTGTACCCCGAGTCAATCAGCATCTTGAATGCTGGTACGACCTCAATCAACACAATCGCAAATATCCTCGACCCTAACTCAGCACCGTTCTAAGATAGGCTACTGGGGTGGGTAAGTCAGAGATATCGTTCGATGTGTTTGGCGAGCCTGCCCCACAGGGTAGCAAAAAGATAATCCATGGAAGGCTGATTGAAGCCTCTGGTGCAAAACACAAAAAGTGGCGCAAAGACGTAACTCTTGCAGCCGCAGAAGCAATCTCCGAATCTGGTGTGGGATTCTTCGATGACCCAATCGAGGTCGTTACAAAGATTTACGTGAGGCGTGGCCCAACAGTCAAGCGCGCACTTCCAACAGTACCCGCCGACTTGGACAAGCTGGTGCGCTGCATTTTTGACTCCATCACCGATGCTGGTGTCTGGAAAGACGATAGCCAAGTTGTCAAGGTGACGGCCTTCAAGGTCTACGCAGACGACAGAGAACCCGGCGCTTTTATACAAATCAGCAAATATAACAACTAGGTAACAAAGCACCGAATGTGCTTGACTGGCCCTTTCTTCTCTCATAAGCTCTTCTCATGAGCAATATTTATCAAAGCAAAAGCGACATCGAATGGCGCAATCATCAGGGTCTACTAGACGCTAACTACAACAGAGGCGTGGACGTAGGGATAACCCTTGTGGTTGAGAAGCTTCAGAACATCGAAGCAGCGCTAAGAGAAACAAATCAAACCAGTGCTGACGTAATCAGCAAAGCAATCAGGGAGATAACAGAATGATGATGGGAAGAGACTGGAAGAACTTCAAGTACGAGATAGCTGACTTCTTCTTCGGCAACGAACTAGACGAGGCTTTTAGGGAAGGCCAGCGCTCAGGCGTTGAGTACACCTCAAGGAAGCTTGGTATGTCAGTTCGCGCCCTTGATGTGTCACAGATGACAAAGACTCAGAAAATCGGTCATGAGGCATCTATGGCAGCAATCGCAGAAGCAAAGAAAGAGATTATGAGAGAGACAGGAGTAGCACTATGAAAATACCAGTAGTTATTTACACAACACCTAACTGCCCTCAGTGCATGATGACCGCTCGCAAGATGGACAAGCTCGGCATCGTGTACGACAAGGTAGACCTAACCCAGCACCCTGACCTAGTAGAGCGCTTCAAGGAGATGGGTCACATGGCAGCACCGATTGTGGTTACCGACAAGAAAACTTGGTCAGGATTCCGTCTGGACAAGATTGAGTCCCTTGGTAGATTCCTAAAGAGCGAGGAAGCACAGGCATGACCATCAACGACCTAATTGCTTCTAACTGCAACAACTTCTACGAGCAGGGCAAGAAAGCCGAGCGTCAACGAGTCCTTCGTATTTGCGAGGAAATCAGCATTCCTTACGAAAGTGAATGGGCAAACGACAGCGGAGATGTTGTGTTTATCAAAGACCTAATCAGCTACATGAACGACAAGGATTACGAATGACACTGAAATCAGAACATAACAGGATTGAGTCTGACTTCAAGCAGGCAGCAGGCTTACTGCGTCACGACCTAGTGTGGAGCGAAGACTTCGATGCAATTCGGTTAGACCTAGCAGACTTCCTAGAGAGGGTCAGCGTCCTTGGTGTCGCGAACAACCCTTCACTAGTCAAGGTGGTGCAGCAGCTGCTTGCCACCGAGAACGATTTGAGCATCTGATGTGTTCAGAGCTAGACTGCAGTAAGCCGACCAGAGCCAAGGGTCTGTGTCAGTTTCACTACAACCGCTCTATGCGCCACAGGTACAAGCTGAGGCAAGCAGAGTACAAGAACGCATCAAACCCAAGTGAGAAAACCCTGAAGGCTCAGAAAGAGTTCAACGATGGCTTCTGGGAGTTCGTAAAGAAAGAATTGAGAATCCAATGCTAGAAGGACTAACCCCGCCACCGAAGTTCCAAGGTACTTGCAAAGTAGGTGCTGTCGCAGACACACTTGACGAAGCAGACCGCAAAATACTGCTCGAAGCTGTGGACAACAAGGAGTGGGCAATCAAGACTCTGCGTAAGGCGCTGAACGAGCGTGGGCTAGAGATAAGCGACTCTCCACTAACAAACCATAGACAAAAGACCTGTGCTTGTTATAGAGTGAAGTAATGCTAGAAAACCTTAAGCCTCAACCTAAGATTGAAACTTCTCCAACCTTCCGTCCGGGAGTGGAGTTTGACGGTCTTGAGGGTACTGCGACCACCGAGGGCTTCGAAGAGCAACCTAACTTCGATGACTTCCTGCGCGAGCGGGGCTACCCGCCAGAAGAGTACGAGATTGTGGGTACGCCTAGAACCTCTCAGTGGCAACGCTATGACGGCGACTGGCTAACCAGCTACCGCTTTAGCTTCCGCAAGAAGAACACCGAGCTAGACCTGCCTACTCTGTTTGCTCAGGCAAAGCGCACGAAGCGAGCAGAGAGAAAAAAAGAATACAAAGACCGCGTATTCGTAATTATCCCTTCTGACTACCAAGTAGGTAAGACTGGCTCACGCGGCGGTACTGACGAACTACTAGAGCGCATCTTTACTTCCTATGACCGCATAGAGGCACAGATGAAGTCGGGCAAGTACGAGCGCATCGTGATTCTTGACGGTGGTGATGTTATCGAATCGGTGTCAAACGCCGCTGACCTACAGCAGCTCGCCACTAACGACCTCAGCCCTATGCAGCAGGTTGACCTCGCCGCAGCGCTTCTATGGGACTTGATAAAGCGTGCAACCAAGTACGCACCTGTCACTTACGCAACAGTCGGTTCAAACCACTGCCAGCTACGCGTGAACAAGCAGACCATCGGACGACCCGGAGTTGACGACTGGGGAATCGTGATTATGCAACAGCTACACAGGCTTTCAACAGAGGTGGGGCTAGATGTGAAATTCCTTAAGCCTCAACCTGAAGATGAGAGTTTGGCGTTTGATGTATTTGACGACAGCTTTCACATCATCGGTCTGTGGCATGGACACCAGAGCCGCCGACCTGAGCAAGTGCCTACATGGTGGAGACAGCAGACATTCGGTAATCAGCCAGTTGCCGCTGCCAGCATCGCCGTCACAGGTCACTTCCACCACACCAGAGTCACTGAACTCGGTCAGCACCAGAATGGCGGCAGTCGTTGGTGGATTCAGGCTTCTACAATGGACGCAGGCTCAGACTGGTTCAGGCGCATCGCAGGCGAGGACTCAGCACCAGCCATCACTTGCTTCGAGCTAGAGAAGGGGACGCACTACCAAGGTGCGATTATGAGGTTCTAATGCCAACCTACACATACAAATCTGCCTGTGGCAACACTCAGGAGTTCACCCACAGCATTAACGATGACCCTGAGTTCATCTGTCCTAAATGCTCTATCGTTATGCAGCGAGTAATCGAAGCACCAGCCATTCAGTTCAACGGTTCTGGCTTCTACTCAACAGATAACAAATAGATAACGGTGCTTGACAAAAATATTCGGTCAGGATAGTCTTAGGAAATAAGAAAAAAGCAAAAAATTTCATAGGGGGGGGTATCCCCCAAAATGAGGCTTGCAGGTTAGCGGAAGTTACTTTCCCCTTTTCCCTTCTTCCTCTGGTTCGATTCCAGAAAGCCTACGTGTTAGTAAATACAATGTGCGCGATATGCGAGAAGTGCCTGCTACCGGGACAGAAGATAGTTGGCATAGAAAACTGTGACCGCTGCAAGGCTAGAGCCAGAAATGAGCTTGTAGACTTCCAAATGATGTACTCAAAGAGGTGGTGGCATGAGCAAGAACCAGTTCTCTCGCCCTTGCGTGGGGTGTGGAAAGCTTACTAAGAACGGTTCGTACTGTGAGGTCTGTGACAAGCCACGACAGGACAAGGAACGTCAGAGACAAGCTGCCCGCAAACGCCACCGACCTCAATACTCTGGTGACTATAAGCGCAGGGCAAAAGCTGTCAGAGATGCTGCAGTAATCTGCCACCTTTGCAAAGAACCAGCTAGGCCGAATGACCCTTGGCACGCCGACCACCTTATCCCCGGCGATATCAACTCTCCGTTAGCTCCTGCTCACAAATCCTGCAACGAGTCTCGCGGAAACAAGCCACTCAACCTGTAATTCAATTTAATTCGGTTAAGACTTTTCCGGGAAACTGAAAAACAAAAAAATTTTGGCCTCTCGAACACTTGTTCGAAACATTTGTTCGTATGGGTGTCAAGGGGGTCTAGACAAGCGGCAACACCTTACAGCCGCGCACACGCCCGCGCGCGTGAAATACCACACCTGCCGCAATTTGTCAAGTCTTTTTAGGTAACGATTTCGTTATAAACAATTTTGGCGAATTGACTTGACACCGCGGCGGGGTTGTGCAATAGTCATAACAGCATCACACAACTACACAAGGGGAAAGGGAAAAATGAGAAACCAAACAGAACTGAAATGGGTTGAGTTTCTAGACAGAGCCGAAGCGCTGCGTTTAGAGTGGCTTGAAAATGCCACCGATGAACAACAGAAGCAGGACATAGAAGCAGGCCTAGAAAACATTAGAAGACTCAGAGCCGAAGCAAAAGAGAGCTAAAAAAGTAACGCCCGCCGCCGTAAAAAGTGGCGGGCAATACTTGACAAACAGAACCAAAAGCGACACAATGAAAAACGGCAGGGAAAGGCCGCAAAACGAAAGGGAAAAAATGAAAACAATTAGTATCAGCGAAAAGACAGCTTGGGTTTGTCTAGACAATCTTTCAGACTACCTAGATTGCATAGACACACTTGACAAGGAAACCCGCGACATGGTTGCCGCGCTTGATGAACTTATCACTTGCCTAAACGCCGAACAGTGGCTACAAGACAAAGAAGCCAGAGAGCGCGCGCGGGCTATTGAAATGAACCGCGAGTATCTAGAACGCCAAGCAGCTAAGGCGGGCAAATAATGAGCCGCATACCTATAGACATAACCGCAAAATTCAAGCCTAACTCTAGCGTTTCGCCACTGCTAAAACTGCTAGCTTTTTCTATGGCTTGGGCAATTATCGGCGGCGCGCTTGCTTTTGGCGCTCTAACAATTCTTGAGAAATGGGCGAACCTATGACAATGACAACACGCGCCGAAATAAAGGCCGAAATTCTCGACCACTTGGAACAACTGCGAGAAACGCAATATCCCGAAGACTTGCTCAACGAATTGGCAGAAAGTAACACGCCGATTATGTATGGCGATATCATAAGCGAGTGGCAGGAAATGCCTAGCGAGTTTGATAACGGTTGGCAGGAGTATGGTTTTGATGAATCGTTTCAGAGTGGTGGAATATATTCACTAATGGCTGTTGACTTACAGCTCTATTATGAAAGCCAATTTTTAGAAATTTGGGAAGAGGTCAAGAGTGAAACCGATATTTGAGAAACCGCAACCGCCACAGGCGGCAGACACACGAAAGGCGGCGAGGATTGCGCTGCTCAAACTAGTCGGCAAATGGGCGCTCTACTTGGTCGGCTTGGTCGCTGTCGGTGTCGCTCTAATCTTTTGGTTCATTCTCGCTGTTTTGTTGCAACCGTTTAGGGGTGATGGCGTAAATGATTGAGAGTCTGAAAGAGATTTTTGACGTGTCGGCATTTGGCGGCAAAAAGCAGAAAATGACCGAGGAAGAAAAACAGTGGCAGGAAATGGGCAACGCCATAATCGCTAAAAATTGGGTCAAGCTTAGGCAGATAGCCGACAGGGACAACCTAACAGGCGGTGAGTATCTAGACAGGTTAGCTATGGCGGCTTGCCATATTTACGCGGCAGGCAGAGAACCGACACGCTGCCGCGAGTGGTCGGCGATTGAAACACTGCTAGAGACAATACACTTCACAGAGTGGTCGCAAGCTGTAGAGGCTAGGCACAATAGCGAGGCGTAACCTATGCGAACAAATGTTCGAAAGGCTCTGACAGGGTCACACAAGAAAGACCCCGCGAGAGGTCACCAGAGGCGTTTTAGCGGGTTTTGCCCCTGTCTTAGCCACAACCACACAGGCCAACCCCTGAAATCGCCGCCTAACCGATTTGGGGGGTTTTGCCCAGTAAATACGCGGGCGAACAACTGTTCGACAGGGTAAAAAAGCGTTACCAATCTGTTATCAAAAACGCTTGACACCCCTGCCCGAATTTAGTAACCTGTAAACAGCAGCAAACAACTAAACAAGGGAAGAGGGGAAAAATGGCAACAGCATCAAGGGCCAAGGCAAAAGCGGAAACAGTTTTACCGCCAAAAGCCACAAGAGCCGCGGACAGGCTGCCACACTTTATCAGAGTAGATAAAGAGCAGAGCCAACCTAGAAAATACTAGACAGGTGAACCCGCCCCCTAAAAAGGGCGGGGAACACTTGACAAAGACACACAAGAGCAGCACAATAGAAACACAGGCAGGGAAAGCCTGAAAAAGGGAAAGGGAAAAAATGAAATTAGCAGAAATCAAAGCGGGCGAAGAGTATGCGGTGTTAGCACCCAACGCCAGATATCGCAGCGCTAGCAAAGTGATATTTGAAAAAGCACACCTAGAAAGAGGCGTAGACAGCTATTCTAAAAAGGTCAAATGTCTGCGCGAGGTTTATCTATACCCCGCCCGCGGTTGGGAGTGGCGAGTAGACGAAGTTCCCCTGTCTCAGGTTAGGGAACTATGGTCAGAACATAGCGTTAAGGCAGAGGCCGAAAAAAAGGCAGCAGCAGAGCGCCGCAAGCGCAACGAAGAAGACAGGCAGGCAGCAGCGGCAGAGACTGCCTTGCTTAGGGAGTTCCTACAGGAAAACAAAGAGGCGCTCAGTCAGGCGCTAGGCGTGGAGATAAACAGCTACATTTACACGCCCCGAAAGTCTGTGGAGTTCACCCGCGCGCAACTTCAGGCGCTACTAGAGAGGCTTAACAAGTGATTGCTTACGAGTGTTGGAAGTGTCCGAAACTTCACGCGACAGATTTAGGCGGCGCGATTGCCGCGACCAAATACGGAAACGCGCTTGTCTATCTCACTGTCAACGGAAGAAGATTCCCGATAATGCCGCGCAAGCTGTTCTATAAGTGGCAGGACAACAGAAGTCAAGCGTTATCAAAACGTTACCAAAGATAGTTGACACGCTCAACACAATCGGCTAACTTGGTATCTATCGGCAGGGAAAGGCCGACAAACAAAAGGGAAAGGCGACACAATGACAAAGACAGCAACAGCGCTACTAACACTAGCCACAGCAACAGCCGCTTATTTTGCGGTCAGAATGATACAGCTAGGTTACGAGTGGGTTTGGATTTGGCAGGCCGCGCCTTTCGCCGGATAACAAACAACACAAGGGAAAGGGAAACAATGAAACTTCGAATCAAACAGGCCGCGGGACTAATCGCCGCGGGTGTCACTCTAGGCTTGGCCCTAGTAGGCTATGAGACACTAACAGAAATGTATCCACAGGGCAGCAAGATAATCGGCTTGGTTGTCTTGGCTTGTATCGCCGCGGGATTGCTAGACACAGGCACAGGCCGCCACAAGAAAGGCGGCAGGTAATGGAATTTGGGAAGCGGACACGAATGAACATAACCCGCGCCGGATTAGTCACAGAGACTTTTTTTGTCTGTTATAACTGCCCCGCTGAACTAACGCAAGAACAAACAACTAACCACCTATGCACAGAAGGGCAATAGGTAATGACACTAGAAGAGTATCTAGAAGAGCTAACAGATAACAATTGGCACACGCTTAGGCAGCTGATAGAGCTAGAGCGCGGCACAATAGAGGCGCGCAGCTATCACGAAACAATGACCGCCTACGAAACCGCTAAAGCTTGGCTCTTATGGGCTAGAGATAACAGACAGCCAAAGGCGACCATTAGGGCAGGTGTTGACCTATGAGCGACACAATGACCCGCCACTGTAGAGAGTGTGCCGCTGTTGCCCGCTTGAAATGGTTACCCTGTCAGACACACGCGCCCGCAATGCCCGCCGAACTCTGCGCGCACACGCGAACAAGTGTTACCTATGTTCACAACGGAACAGGCATACTATGCCACGATTGCGGCGAACACCTAACGACCTAACCGAATAGCAACACACAGCGCCCCGCCTGCCCCCCTTGTAGGCGGGGTTCTGCTATGCCTGAAACAATCACAATCAAAGACAGGCAGGCCACGCCCCTAGAGCGTGAGAGCCTTAGAGAATCACAGAGCGCAACGCGCAACCAAGCAGCCAGAAAAAGAAAAAGAAACCCTGTCCGACATCACAGCGACAGAGAGACACCTAGACACCCTAGAGCAGGCAGCACAGACAGCACAGGGATAACAGAGACACAGAGCCAGACAACCTAGCAAGCCTTAGAAGACACACAGGGGAGACCTAACGCCCTATCGGATAGAACTAACCTAACCCCGCCCCCTATGCCCTTAGAGCAGCGCTCAGAGCCTTACCCGCCTGCCCTGCCTATCTGCCCGCCTGCTATCTGCCACTCTAAACAAAGCTAGGGGATAGCCTTGTGACAATCTCCCGCCTATCTCCCGCCTTGTGCGCCTCTCTGCCGCCCTCTTATGTTTGGGGCATACGACTACACCCGAAACACTAGCCAAAAGCCCTAGAGAGCCACTAGAGAGCCTGCCAGAGCAT